GTCTACCGAGCCAACTGGATTATTCGTTTGATATGTCATGCGCTCGGCCATTCCCTATTGATTGCGTAGTCAAAAATATCTGCCATCAGTATATATCCTGGCATGATTATTGCCCAGTCATCTTCTATCAATGGGCGCTCTCGAATCTCAAGCGTTGCCGTGACTTGCCATTTGTCGAAAGCAGCAAGCGTCGGCCCTTGATACATGCCTGCGAAACGACACTGATAAACGCCGTCAACGCCTAGCGGTGTCTGTAGATTCATATCGAACCAATTGGCCCCATCCCCAGCGCCGCCAGAGTCACGAAACCAGCCTTCAAACAGTGCGCACTCGCCAGGCGAAGTGAAAAACCACGTCACCGAAACCGAGCTAGGGACATTCGTAAACGTGCGCCGCTGCCGCGCTCGGCCTGACTGCATCTCAGTGCGGATGAATGGCGATACATGTTGCAAGCCATAGCCGGACTGGAGCGGGCGCGGCAATTCTGATGGAAAGCTAGGCATTATTTGCCGCTCCTTTTAAGGCCGAAAGCGTTCTGCAATGCGCGGGCGCGCGGGCCGTCGCCGTAAATGTCGGATACGAACACATCAACCGACTGCGAGCCGTCCGCGTTTTGCTTGGTTTCTTGGGTGCCGGCTTTTTCGTTTGACTGGATCACGTTAACAGTCACGCCAGATCCGCCAGTTGACTGGCCTTTGGTGTGGTCGATGATCGTTTCGTTAGGATGCACCATGGCCATAAACCCGCCCTTGCCGTCCATGCCGCCAGAACGCGATCCCGTGCCGGTGAACCCGCCGCCCTCGAAAGACAGCAGGCCGATCATTGCAGGTATTGCTGATGCCATGCTTGCAAGTCCGCTGGCAGCCGCGCCACCGAACGAGGCGATGGAAGCAGCAGCAGCAGCAGGTGTCCACGCCGCCGCAGTAGCAGCGCCCGCAGCAACGCTTGTCGCAGTGGCTGCTGTTTGCGCTGCTTGGCCCATGATGATTGACTTGACCTGCGCAATGCCCATCTCGACAAGTGCGCCAACCGCCTCATTGAGGATGGCGCTGGCGAGTTGCTGCACGGCTTCTTGGCTGTTGCTGGCGCCTGTCAGGATGCCAACGAACGCGTCCGTGGCGCCTTGCTGCAACTGGTCAAGCGATGCCATTAGCAGTTCGTTGCCGTAAGACTGCGCGCGGAAATTCTCTTCTTGCAGAATCATCATCTGTTCTGCGTGCGCGCGTTCGGCTTGGCCTTTTAGGTCGAGGTAGCGTGAATCCTCTATCAGCTTGGCAGCATTCAGCAGACGCAGTTCTTCCAGCTCTTTGGCGTGCGCTTGTTGCGCGCCTACCATTGGATCAGCGGCGCCTACGCGCTGCTGTTGCTGGTCGCGGAATGCTTGCGATGCTTCGGCTTGCTTTACGGCATCGGCTTGGGCTTTTAGCAGCTCGGTGGTGGCTGCTTTTTCGGCTTTTAGCGCTTCCCGCTTTTCCTCTGACGCTTTCTTTGCCGCCAGCTTTGCCGCTGTTTCGCGCTCTGCCTCGGCAGTTGCCGTTACTGTCGCAGTGGTCAGGCCGGTAGTCGTTGTGGTCTGTTCTTTTTGCAGCAGAATGAGGTCTTCTGCGAGTGCTTTTTGGCGCTCGGCTTCGAAGTCCATTTCCTCGGTTAGCTGTATCTTGGTTCGTGTAAGCGCTAGCTCTTGCTCAAGCCCGCGCCGCAGCTCACCGCCAGCGTTCCTTTCTCTGTCGGTAGCGGCCTTTCTTTCTAGGTCGGCAAGCTCTTCCATAAGTCTCGGAAGGTCGCCGATAGCGGCCCCGCTAAATGCCGCCGCCAACTCCTGCGCCGCCCATGTAGTAAACGCCGTAAGCTTCGGAAGCGCATTAGCAACGGCTGTAGTTACCTGAAAGATTCCGCCGACAATCTGCCCGAACGCCATCTGCACTTGAGGATCACTAAGCGCCTTAGTCAGCGACTCGACGCCTTCTTTGGCGTCTTTCAGATTACCGCCATCACCCTCAAGCAAATCACCGAACGCATTCTGCAATGCGGTCACGGCGCCGCCGAACGTATCGCGTGCAGCTTTTGCAGATCCGCCGAACTGGGTTTCCAGCTCTGCAAGGATTACGGTCTGCGCCTCGGCAAGTCGGCCAGTCTCGACCAGCGCGGTAATCATCTGCTGCTGGTCTTCGCTAAACTGGACGCCAGACTTGCCGAGCATGGCAACGCCTTTTATTGGGTCGTTTAACGCCTTACCGACCTGCACAGCCGCGCCTTTAAGGTCGCCGCCCATCTTGGTTGCGAGGTCAAGGATTGCCTCGGTTGCGCGCGGCACAACGTCGCCACCAATCTTGGTGAAGGTCAGTAGCTGCGACTGCATCGAGATGATTGCATCGTCGCCAAAGGTCGTGACGGCCTGCAATCCTTTTGCCATCGCAACCATTTGATCAGACGACAGCCCAGCAGCGCCGGCAGTCGATTTGATCGTGGCATTAAGCTGAGCCAGAGCGTTCTGATTCGATGGTGTTGCGAATGACGGCCTGAAAGAACACGCCGCCAGCCAAGGCAGCAGCAAGGCCGCCAATGACCTTGCCGAACTCCTTTGATGCCGTCGATAGCTTCTCTACCGACTTTTCCGCCTTACCGGCAGCCGGAACCATCTTATCCAGCGCGGTAGTGGCGCTAGTTGCGTCCCTTGCGTCAACGCTGATCTTTAGTGATGCAATCTCGGTCATCGTTAACGCCTCTTGCGCAATGCGACTCTAACTTGGTCTGCCACTTTGTCGCGGTCAAAATCTAGCGGCTGATACGGTGCGCGCTCGTTGCTATCGGTGAACTCTGCGACTGCCGATGAATATGCCTTGCTTGTGGCTATCATGGCCTGCGCTTCCCACGAATTTATCGGCGTCCCAGTCAGCGCTTGCCATGCCTCCAGATCGCGCCAGCCTAGATCAGCGAGGCCGCATTCCAGCAGCATATCCATCAAGTACTTCGCGCCTTTCAGTGGCGGGAGCTGGGCATTCTCGCCAAGCTCCTTGCCTCTGCTGTTCTTCGCTTTTGGCCGCTTAGTGTGTAGCCAGCCCAGTTGCCGCGCGTATAACTTCGCAGCCTCTAGGCTTTCGGCAAAAAATTAACGCGCCGCATAACGAAAACGTCAACCTGATCACGAATCCATGGGTAGTTCGTCAGCAGCTTTACCGGGTCGGCAATGTCTTTGCCGTCTTCTTTCAGGCCGTGAATCTCTGCGACCAGTTTCGCCAGGCGCTCGGTTGCCTTGGTGTAGACGGTTTCGGCGTCTGCGGTTTTATCCGCCGGCTCGCGGGCTGCCTCAGTCATCACGGCGCGGTACTGTTTCGAGTCGCTGCCGAACACCATCAAGTAAGCGTCAGGGATTACCTCAAACGTCACCGGGTGCTTGAGTTCCAGCCTGGCGCTCTGTGCCGGGGACAATCCTTTAAGATCCATCGTACAACTCCAATAAGCAGCCCCCAGCGATGGGGGCTTGTGGTTTAGATCAGCGCGAAGGTCGCGGTGACAGTAACGTTGCCCATTACGCCGATGTCTTGGCGCGGGTTGTCCAGCTTGCCGTCGCTCCACGATACGAACTTGTAGAGGTTGGCAGGCACAGCAGCAACAGCGGTGCCGTTGGTGCCAAGCGGGATAACCTGCGGGCTTGCACCGATCAGCGAACCGTTAGCGCCTGCGGTGTAGGTCAGGGTTACGGTCGAAACGCCAGGGCCGGCAATCGACACAACGTCGCGGTAGTCACGGCGGAAAGTGACGGTGCGCATACGGACGGTGTTGGAGTCGCCACCTTCGCCAGCGTTACCAGTGACAAGCGCCTGGAAGTAGTCGATTTCGCCGTTGTTGTAGACAACCTTGAAGGCGTATTGATTGTCAGAAAGCAGTGCCGCTTTCAGCATAATCTGACCGGCGTCATTCCGATCAACCACAACTTCCATGGTTTCTTCGGGCTGGTCGCTGGTGCCTTTCAGGTGGACGGTGGCGCGACGACCAAGGACGGTATAGGAAACGTCCTCAAAAGTAGTGCCGCCATCGCCGGGGGCGCTGGATACTTCGCCAACACTGGTATAGGTAAGCGCGGCAAAGCCGGCCTCGTCGTAGGTTACGGGCACGCCAGCTGAGATGCTGATTTGCGTACCCGCGAAAGTTACTGCGTCTGCCATGATGGTGATCCTCTAGCGCTAGTGAGTGCATGCATATGCGTGAGGATTATGGCATAGATAGTGCTAAGGCAAAAGGCGTGCCAATTATGTTGGAGCGAAGCTGCGGTAGTTAATACTAACCGCCACCCGATACCACCCATCCACCGGGCCAAGGTTAGCGACTGACACCGTGCCAAGCTCAACGCCAGACAGCACAGTCCCGCGCTTGAAGTGCGCCCGGATTGCGTCGGCCTTAGCCTGCGCACCGCCCGCGCCTGAGTTGATCGGGTAATTCAGATCAATCTGAAACACGCCGGCCATCTCGTCAGAGTCGCGGATTGATAGCGGCGCAGTGGTTGCTGGAATCACGAATACTGACGCCCATGCCGTGCTAGCGGTAGGCTTGGTAAACGTGGCGTTCGGATATGCCGTCAGCGCATCAGTGAAGAACGCGCCGGATCGGTAGCGGGCGATTAGTGCGGCGGGGATGGTGTTGAAGCTCATTTGGTGTATCCTCTTTGTGCGGATAGCTCGACGGAGCGAAAAGGTGAATTCATCGAACGCCCTTCCGCGACCTCATTCGATGCCTGCTGATGAAGGATATTACCATGCAAGAGCAATGGCTTGCCGTTCGTGAATATGAAGGACTGTACGAGGTTTCCAGCAATGGAAGGGTCAGGAGTCTTGATCGAAAAATAACAAAGGCCAATGGGTTTTCATACAATTTATCTGGTCGCATATTAAGCCAAGTCAATCACAGCACTGGATATCTGCAAGTAGGACTTAGTAAAAATGGAAAATGCACCAGCAGGCTTGTGCATAGGCTGGTAGCTGACGCTTTCTGCAAAAATCCTGAATGTCTCGATGAGGTCAATCATATTGACTTGAATAAGCGCAATAATTGCATGGAAAATCTTGAGTGGTGTACGCATAAGGATAACCAGGCTCACGCCGGCAGGAATGGCAGGATGTCTACCGTTAGGGGTGAGTCAAAGGGAGCCTCAAAACTAACAGCAGAGCAGGCTACTGACATAAAGCAGATGCTCAAGGATGGCGTAAGGGTCATGCACATCCATCAAAAGTATCCATTCATCAGTAGGACTCCAATCTATGAGATAAAGAGCGGATCCAGCTGGTCTCACGTTTAAACCTTATTATCGGATACAGCTTTCCTGACAATTGCCTGTATCCGAGCTACATTGCGTCTTGCCATACCGCCAGGCTGCTGCTTAGACCAGCCATATTCTAAGCGCAGAATGTAAGGCAGGCCGTTTGCAAGGTAAATAACCTTGCCCATACCGAACTTGGCCGACTCTGAGGCTGCCTCAGCAAGTGCCGGCCCAGCCCCGTCGCGGTTAATCTCACCGTCTTTTGGCGCACCTATACTGGTCTGCCAGTTACCACGCGCACGCCCCGTATCTACCGGTGTATCCTTGATTACCGAACCGAACAGCTCCAGCGCAATAGCTCGACCTGTCTGGTCAAGGCTGGCATTTGTCAGCTTTGCGAATCTCTCGAAGTCCTTGGCGAAACTCATTTACGCCCCTGCAACTCATACAGCAACGGAGTCCCAGCCGGATTCAGCGCCTTAACCGTCTGCACCACATACACCGTCGCGCCGTCGATAATCTGCGCTCCGGCAGTTGGTTCAGGTGCTGTGCCGACTGATACGAGGATTTTCTTGTCATCGGTCTGCACAAGCGTGCCGGACTCGGTGACGCGGCCTTGATAGTTACCGATAACGCCGCTGACAGCGTGGTCGGCGTATGTCGGCACGTTCGTTTGCGTGTCTGGATCGTATGCGGCGCCGGTCTGGATTCGCAAGGTAAGCGGCTTGCCGAACTGAGCCAGCAAGCGGGTGGCGGTTGATTGGAGGCCGCTGTAGAAGTCAGACACGCCGCACCTCAAAGTTAATTCCGCCGCCAGCCTTCATAAGCGGTTTCAGCAGGCCCATGGCTGCTGTGAACACAGGCTGCGTATTGTTCGCGCCTTCTGCGTACTTCACCGTCACAACGTCAACGGTTTCCTCGATAACGCTGCCTTTGCTGCCTGCTGATACGGTTGGCAACAACGCCACGCCAGCATCAACATCCAGCGCAAGCCGGCACTGCGCATCTTTCAGGCTCTGCGGGATAGCGTCATCAGCAAGCGCCGTGCCGTACACATATACGCCAGTGCGCGGCCATGCGAGCGGCTGTGTCGGACTGGTGCGCTCGCCCTGCCAGCGGTCTTCCAGGGTGGCGAGGTAATCCATGGCGAGCAGCAATAAGACCGACGGGTTGCTGTCAACGATCACGATCCCGCGATCATTGGCATAAGTGCCAAGCTCGCCTTCTGTTGCGTAGGTATTTGTGCCGACTATCAGAGCCATTAAGCGAACGCCTCCTGACGCATTTTCTTGAGGTTTACGCGAGCAAGTCGGCGCGACTTTGAAGCAAAGAATTGAGAAAACTTGCTGATGTCGCCGACCTGCTCATAGCGCATGCCGTCGCACTCGCCAAATGCGACATCGCCTGTACGCTCAAACAATGCAGATACGGTCTGGACAATTGCAACGTCGCCTGACTTATAAATATCCATCACTCACAAAGCCTCTATTTAGTAATGCAAATGATATGCCAGATAACCGCGCAAGGCAAAAGAAAGCCCGCACATGGCGGGCTTGAGTTACGGGCGCTCTTCAAAGAACGACGAGAAAACACCATTACGGAGTCTCGTCCACAGCCTTACGTTTCTTCTGCTGGCGCTTCTGATACTGCGCCATGAATGCAC